CATGAAAAGACTAAGAAGCTTTGCGGGTGTCTTGTTTATAAAATTGATGGATATTTAGTTGATTTGGACGATTGGTTTCCAACACAAGAAGACAATAAAAACAGGGAATGTGTCCCTAAAAATGGGGGAGAAGTATCTTCTCAATTTTATCCTTGTCTCTCTCTTCGTATTCAAGACGAAAATCCAGAGCATTGGATAAGATATGCTCATGCTCTATCTCTCATAAAAGAGGGAAAAAATGATGAAGAAATAATTAATATTTATATGACATATAACTGGCGAGATTGGAGTGTAAATTATACACAAAATCAGTTAAATCACATTAGAAGAAATAATGGTAGATATAACATGCTCACTTGTAAAACACTGCAAGAGCGCAAGGTCTGTCTAAAAGAAGAATGTTTGAGATATAAGAGGTCTTTAAATGGGTCAAGATGAAATATTATTATCTCTAAAAGGTAGGGAAAGAAGTATTGATGAATTAGCGGAAGATATAGGCGCTTCAAGACCCGCCATAAGTCATGCGATAAGGCGTATAATTATATGGGATAAAAAAGTGAAGCAGCAAAGATTAAATAGAAGATATGTGAAAGCAAGATATAAAGGTCATTTTGTCTATTCCTTAGCGGGTGATGCATGATATTTGATTCTGATAATAAGGTATTGATAGAAACGTTGGATGAAGGAGAGATAAAAGACTTTAAGAGATTTCTTGAAGACGAGATTGCAATTCATAAGGATAAAATTCAAGATTGCTATGATAGATTATGTAATGAGACGGATGCGTATAAGGAATTTTTGAAGTCGTCTATAAAAAGACATCAATTGGATGTGTTTGAAGCGATTGAAATATTAAGAAGTTTAAATGGAGTCGAAGGATGATAGAACTTAAATTTAGAGCGTGGGATAAGAGAAATGTTAGATTTCAATGGGGAATTTCAAATATCTGCTTAACGTTAGGAGGTAACCTTATGTGGCAATTTGGATTTGATGCACCAAGTTTTCTTGATCGTGAGGAATGTGATAATTATGTTCTCTGTCAATACACTGGTTTAAAAGACAAAAATGGAAAAGAAATCTATGAGGGCGACATAATTAAGTTTGAACGTTCAGTATTTAAAGATGAAGAAATTCGTATAGTAACTTGGGATAATGAATATGCGGGATTTGATCCATTTATTTATAACATTTGTCCGGATTATTCTAAAATGACAAACATTAAAATTATAGGAAATGTTTATGAGAATTCAGAGTTGATGAAATGAATAATTTAATAGGAAAAAGACAAAAATCATCTATCTATGGTAAAGATCAAAAGTGTTCTAATTGTGATATAGATGTTGTCGGACACTGCGAAAATTATGAAGATGATGCGAGTTATGTGCTTATCGCTTTATGCGATCATCATAAAAGAGGTATAAATGAGAATAATAAATGATTTAGAATCTTCAAAAGACTTAGAATTATTAAAACAAAATACAGTAAGAGGCTGTATATTCTGTGGTAAAAAATCAAGTGAAAAGATTAAATGTGCTTGTGAAGATCATGAGAAAGAGTTTGAAGAAATGGCGGATGATATATTTAAGTGAGGTAGCATGGATACTATAAAATATGATGGTGGATACGAAGAAATAGAATATATTTTTGATGTTATTACACGGGAAGATGAGATTTCGATCATTAATTCGGTTTCAATTAAATTCACTCCAAATCTTCTAACGATATGTCCTAAAATGTATCAAATATATTTAGCTGGTTTCTATTATAATATAACACCAGAAATGTTAGCAAATCTTATCTATGAGGACTTTGATGAAGCTGTGAAACCAAATGACTTATACGTTGTTCTTAGTACACAGAGAGACGGAATAGATATAATAGTTTATAAGGGTGATGATTTTTGAAAATGAGAAAAATATCTGAAAAATGTAAGATGTTTCTATATGACGATTGTTTTGGATACACCATTATGATCGTTGACGATGTTGGAGAGTGTCAAGTTAATACGTTTATACATCAAAACGAATATACGAGAGTAAATTGGAGGTAAATGAAATTTTATAGTAAGAAATTTAAAACAAATGAGATAACATTATATCCTCTCGGAGATTGGCATAATGGAAGCGAACAATTTCAAAGAGACTTCGCACTACAAATCATAGATGAAATAAAGAATAATAAAAATGCATATTGGGTTGGGATGGGTGATCTTACGGAGAACGCTCTCATAGGCTCTAAAAGTGATGTATATACACAAAATGTTTCACCACAGAATCAAATAACAGATGTCGTAAAAATGTTAAAATCAATTAGAGAAAAGGGTCTTTTTATGATAGGTGGCAATCATGGTGCAAGGTCTCACAGAGTTGCGGGAATACATGTGGATGAGTATATAGCGAATCTTTTAGATTTACCGTATCTTGGTTTTTCATCAATTGCAAGACTTCAATTAGAGGGTAAAACGCCTAATAATTTCACATGTTATTTTCATCATAATTATGGTGGTGGAGTGACAAGAGGTGGGAAAGTAAATCGATCTACAAAACTAAGACATATAGTTCCAAACGTGGATGCAACGTTTTCTGGTCATTTTCACATTACATCGAGAATAGCATCGACATGGTTTGAGGCAGGAAATACACAAGTAATTCAGAGAAAAGGATATGATTATATAATTGGGTCTGCTCTCAATTGGTCTGGGAGTTATGCAGAAGAAAAAGCATTTCCTCCAGCAGTATTGGAACACATAAAAGTGACTTTTATTAGTAATACGTGTGGTCGTAGAGACAACAGAAAACAAATCTATGAGGTAATATGACAGAAGAAGATGATTCATTTAAATGTGGATGTAAAAGTTGTAAAGAAAAAGAGATATGTAAGGAAAAAATAATCGTTTAAATGACTTGAGACGAATTAGAATGTTAAGTAATAGGAAGATACCACTATGAAAAAGTTTTTAATTGTGGGTCATTCTACGCAATCGTCATGCATTCTATAAGTAAGGTTGAGGTGAAATATGATTAAAGAAAAAGATATAATTTTAATAAATTATGTAGCATATGACCAGAGCGGAAATGTGTTTGATACGACAAGTAGAGAGTTAGCAAAGCATCTTAAAATATTTAATAATAAAAAATTATATGAACCAGCTGCAATGATAGTAGGAGAGTTTCAAATTGTGAAGGGTCTGGATAAAGATGTTATAGGTAAAGAGTTGGGATATGAGGGAAGCGTAGTTATTCCTCCTAAATGGGCATTCGGAGAATATGATGAAAAACTTAATGAAGTTCTACCTATTCAAATATTTTCTAAGAAACCAAAAATAGATGAAGTTGTGATGATAGAGGGACGAATGGGATTTGTGCGTGGTGTCTTAGGAAATAGAGTTAAAGTGGATTTTAATCATTATTTAGCAGATCAAACTTTAAAATATGATTATCAAATTGTTCATGTTGCTCAAGATGAAAATCAGAAATTAGCATTGGTTTGCAAGTCTATCTTAGAGTTTAATATATCTACAAAGATTGAGAATAACACTGCGATAATAGACGCTCCAATTGGAGTCATAAAAGATATTAATATCTGGAATGGAGTTAAGCAAGTAATAATGCGACATATTTTTAATGTAGCTAAAGTTGATTTTGTGTATTTCTTAGAAAAATACAGGAGACCACTTGAATGACTAACATGAATCGTCTAATGAAAAAGTTTAAGAGTCAAAAGATAAGTCCTCAAGAGTTTAAAGATACAATAGATACGAATAAGAATAAGCCAGAGTTCTGGAATCCTGAGCTTGAAAGACATAAAAAGTATAGAAAGGGTGATGAAGATTCAAGAGTTGGAGCAGAATGGAATCCGTATAGTAATGTAAAAGGAAAAATCTATCAGTGGGTCATAAAAGGAGGCATAAAAGGAGCCATAGATATTGCGTATGAAACACCTCTAAAAGAGTATAGTGAGACCTATTATGTCTATGATGATGAAAGAATATTACGAATGAATAAAATCTTTGATGCGTTTATCACAGAGGATTTTCAAGAAGGGCATGGGTATAAGACAACCATGTTTACAAAAGTGAAATTTATAATTTCTGGTTTCATGAAAGAAGACATATATTATAGAGCGAGGTTCTTTAAACTAATGAATATTATAGCAGAAGATATAGCTAAGAATGGTGAATATGAACTAACGGAAGACGAAAAAGATAATATTAAGAGGTTTCACTGATGAATATAAAAGAAAAATATAGATATTTTTTAAAGCGTTGTATATTTCACAAAGTACTGTGCATCTATGATATTGATATAATTTGTTATAACAATTATAAGTGCGATGTGTGTAAGGTGCGTCAAGAAAAAGAGATAAAACTAAATAATATTATAAAAGATTTTATTAGAGATAACTTTAAATAGTATTGATGTATAGAGTTAAGTATGAAAATAATATCAAAGATTGAAAATAAAGAAAGTACTGTATGCGGAATAAAGTATTGTTGTACATATATGAAAGATGCTACTGAAGAAAAAGTACTTTTTATGCAAAGAGCGTCTATAGGCATTAAAAGCAGTTCAGGAACATATCGCTTAGAGTTCTGTCCTTGGTGCGGTGAAAAGATAGAGGTGAGGAGAACATGAAAATATCATATTATTTAATTTTTGGATCATTACTGCTTTGGGGTGGAATAATGGCAATATTAAGTAATAATGATATTTTAAATTTAGTTGGTTATCTGCTTGTTGGTGGTTCTTATGGATGGGCGTGGAGGACTTGATGATACGGCTATATGTCCAAAATCTACTAGATGTACGTGGGAGGCGTGGTTAATTCACACATACCCACCAAGGGTTTTTGAGATATGTCTATCACAAGGGCATGATGAAACCACATCCCTAAATCATTACATGGGTATTGGATTCACGCCTATGGAAAAAGAACAAATTAAGCAATGGGTAGAAGGTTGGGGGTAACGATTAAAATGAAAAAAGAAAAAATATCATTCATTTTGGGTGTAGGTATTCTTCTATGTGTGATCGCTGGAATGTTTTATATCACGATCACCATAAATCACGAATTCTTCCCAATAGATATTGATTCAATTTGTATGTATCCTGAATATATATTGATTACTTTTGAAGTCCCAAATTCCTCAATTTTTTGGGCATTAGCAGATTTCTTAATGCCATATTCAATAGAAAATATCCTTTTCTTTGCACCTATGTTAATTTTCTTCTTAGGATATTTGATAGGAAAGAGAAAACCAAAAAGGAGAGGTGTGCTAAATGAACGATAAAAAAACAAAATGGTTTTGAGAATGGGCAGCACCAGGATCTGGAAGTATCCTTATGCTGGCCGGATATTTAGGTTTTATGTTGAATGCGGTTTTGGAACTATATGGGCAATCCAATTATTTTTGCTTGCGTATCATTAGATATATCCCTCTCGGTTTTCACGATTATATTAGTTTTGACATTCACAGACACATCTATTGGTTTGTAGCCTACCCTCTTGTCATAGCTCTGGGATTCTTGGTTATGGTCTGGGATTAATGGTGGAATTAAAACGTGAATGAAGAAATTGCAGATAAAATACTAGCAGCATACCCAGAGAGGTGCGAAGAGGCTAAACTTCTTGATGATGAGGTCTGGGAAGAGTTAGGTAGAGTGATAGAAAAAAGTAAGAAAAAGCAAGAGAAAATCATAAACTTTTTAACTGGAGAGGTTTTAAAGAAAGTGGATCGTTGGACGACAGACCCAAGAAAAGTTAGAAAAGAAGTAGAAAGAATATTAGAGTTGAAATCAACTGTTAAAAATATGCAAGATAACGCAAAAATATTACATGACGTTGAGCTTGTTTTTAGATGCGCAGAAGAACATATATTGAATGTTGTTAAGAGATTCACAAGAGAAATAGAGGAAATAAAAGGAGAAACGGTAAGAGAAACACTAAATAAATTATGTGAGGAAAAACATGAAGAAAAACGTTAAAATTTTAATCATAATATTATGTATGATAATTTCGATACTTTTATTAGTTTATATCGAATATCGCATGAGTAATGTTAAAGAGACACAAAATTTTAGTGATGTACATTATGTTGTGATTTTAAATAATACATTTTATGAATTTCATACTTTAGAAGACGCAAATAATTTTATAGATAATGTTACAAAAAATGGAGGATATTATATATTTGATCCTGGCTATGAGATGATAACTTGGAGATATGGTGGTATTAATGAGAGTTCTAAATAAAGAAAGCATCTTATGGATATTGGTAAAGTTTAAAGTTAGATATGGTAGAGGTCAATCTTGGTTATCTTATTTTAATCAGATCGCTGTTATGATCGTGGCTGGATATGCTTTATTAGATTTATTTCATATAGAAAATCCAGCTTCGTTAACATTAATGATAATAGGATTTTTAAGCATTTGTACTTATGTTTCTTTTGGATATGTCTTGGGATGGCTTGATGAAAATTGGACATGGAAGAAAGAATTAGAATATGGCACAAAAGATTTAAATCCATTCATGCAAGGAATGGCGAAAGATTTAAGTACTTGTAATGAGAAATTAGATAAACTATTGGAGAGAAAAACATGACTAAGAAGTGTCCAATTTTATTAAAAAACAAAAACCTTATAACGTCAACGGGACCACAGTATATGATGACGACGAGAGAAGATATTATAAATTTAGAGAATGCTAAACGTGCTTATGGTGATTGTCTTGAAGAGAAATGTGCATGGTGGAGAAAAGAAGCATTTGATGAAAAATATGAACACGGAACAAAAAGAATATATTCTGGTCATTGTGCAATATTGGAGAGAAAATGACTAAAAAATGTCCCATATTACTTTTAAAAGAACGTGAAAAATATTTAATACCGTGTACGGCAGAAGATTGTAGAATAATTGAAGATGCGAAAGAACGATTTGGGGATTGTCTTGAAGAGAAATGTGCATGGTGGAGAAAAGAAGCATTTGATGAAAAATATGAACACGGAACAAAAAGAATATATTCTGGTCATTGTGCAATATTAGATAGATAGGGATGTTGCTTTCTTACTAAAATGTACTAAAAAGCATAGATATTCGTATAGAAATGAGATGAATAATAATATGATAAAGCGATACTAAGCGTTTAGAAAGACTTATATAGTAGAGTAATAATTAAGTAGATACTAAGCGAATCATCTAAAGATTGATAAAGTTTATAGGGTAAAAAGTGTTAGAGAAAAATAAGATATATTGTGGAAAAGCGGAAGAGTTATTGGGGGAGATAGATACTAATTCAGTGGACTTGATTGTTACTGACCCACCTTATGGTCTTAGTTTTATGGGTAAGGATTGGGATAAAGCTATTCCTAAGCTTGAAATATGGCAAGATTGTTATAGAGTTTTGAAGAACGGTGCTTTTGCTTTTATTATGTCAAGTCCGAGGCAAGACGTATTAAGTAGAATGATGATAAGATTAGAAGATGCTGGATTTTTAATAAACTTTACGTCTCTTTATTGGACTTATGCAAGTGGATTCCCAAAGGCAGAAAACATATCAAAGATGATAGATAAACGGATGGGGGCGGAGAGGGAAGTTGTGGGAAAAAACCCAAACTGGAGACCGTCACAAGAGCATTATTCATGGGGGGATGGTCAACCAACTCCACAAATAGTTGATAAAAACATAACCATCCCATCCACCCCCGAATCCAAAGCGTTAGATGGTTCTTATGGTGGGTTTCAACCAAAGCCAGCAGTTGAAGTCATAATAGTAGCCATGAAACCATTATCAGAAAAGACATTTGTAGAGCAAGCACTTAAAAATAGAAAAGGCATAACATGGTTGGATGATGGGAGGATACCTTATGAGAGTGAAGAAGATAAAGAAAGTGCAACGCCACAAGGAACAGTAAGTTATACGTCTGAATCTTGGGGGCAGCAAGTTGGATTAAAAAAAGATAATCAAGAACATAGAGAAGCAAATCCTCAAGGTCGTTTTCCTGCTAATCTTTTAGTGAGTGATGATGTGTTGAATGATGGGGAAATAACTAATAATTGGCGTCCATCAAAAATAATTCCTAAAACACACTTAGAAAGTGAATTTCTTTTTGAATTACAAGAAAATGCAATAAAGAAGGGATTACAAAGAAATAGATATTCGGATTCAGGCTCTTTTTCCAGATACTTTGATTTAGATGCTTGGTTCTTAGAGAACATTAAGAAATTACCTAAAGAAATTCAAAAGACATTCCCTTTCTTAATTGTGCCAAAGGCTGGTAAGAGTGAGAAAAATAAGGGATTGGAAAAATGTGAAGAAAAAATGGATTGTGATCGAAATCCAGATTGTTATTCTGCTGATGTTGCATTTAATAGAAGTTCAAATCCAAAAAAGAACATTCATCCAACAGTTAAACCCTTGAAACTATTTCACTATCTCATAACTCTCGGAAGTAGAGAAGAGGACATAGTTCTTGACCCCTTCATCGGCTCAGGAACTATCGCCTTAGCCTGTCAGCAACTAAATCGCAACTTCATAGGGATAGAGATTAATCCTGAATATGTGGAGATTGCGAATAAGAGGTTAAGTCAGAGGAATATAAGCAGTTATTGAGAAGGAGTTATGAATAAACAAAAAAGCTTAACTGGAGAAGAAGTCTTTATAAATAAAACGAATGAAGCATGGAAAGAAGAATGGGTAGGAATGCCAGAGTTTATTCAAGAAGATTTAAATCCTTATAAATCAGTAGTTATACACTTTAAAAATCAAAGAGATGTTGATTTATTTTCAGAGTTAGTAGATCAAAATATTACAAGACTTACTAAGAGTCTATGGTTTCCTCAAGAAAAAAGAATAAAACCTTCAAGTCTAATATGGGTAGATAATGAATCCTAAATATCCCATTTATATAGTTTCAAAGGGACGTTGGGAAAGTAGATTAACAAGTAAAGCGTTAGAAAAGATGAAAGTTCCATATTATATCGTGATTGAACCACAGGAATATAATAAATATGCTTCTGTTATTGACGAGAAAAAGATATTAGTTTTACCATTTTCTAATTTAGGACAAGGTTCTATTCCAGCTAGAAATTGGATATGGGAACATTCTCTAAGTAATGATGATGAAAGACATTGGATTATGGATGATAATATTGCTGCGTTTTGTCGTTTGAACAGAAATAGAAAAATTAGAGTTTCGTCTGGTACGATTTTTAGAGCAGCGGAAGATTTTGTTGACAGGTATGAAAACATTGCACTTGCTGGATTTAATTATAGAGAATTTGCACCAGAACGTTGTTTGCAACCACCATACTATCTGAATACAAGAATTTACTCTTGTATTTTAATTAAAAATAATATTTCTTTTAGATGGCGTGGTAAATATAATGAAGATACTGATTTATCTCTAAGAGTTTTAAAGACTGGTTTGTGCACAGTTTTATTTCAAGCGTTTCTATGCGATAAAATAGGAACTATGATGATGAAAGGTGGAAATACTGATGATCTCTATAAAGACGATGGACGTTTAAAGATGGCCCAATCATTAGTTGAACAACATCCAGACTGTGTAAAAGTTACTTGGAAATTTAATAAGTATCAACATCAAGTAGATTATAGTCAATTTAAAAAGAATAAACTTAAAAGAAAAGAAGGAATCGTTATACCAGAAGGTATAAATAATTATGGGTTAGTTTTAAAGAATATAGAAGAGATATGTAAATGAATAATAACGTTTTAAATGACTTGAGAGCGTTTAGAAATATGAAGTTAATACTTATCTATACTTAAGAGATTCTTTTTTATCCTGGGGCACTGTAGACATTCGTCATGCATTCTAAATACTACTCTCTAACTTAGATAATCTTTCTCCCATCTTCTTAATGTAATCCCATTTTGTTTTCATGTGTTTGTTTATGTCTATGTTAGTGGTTAATGTTTTATTCTCATAGACATGCTTTATTCTCGCTATTTTTATTTCTTCTTGTGTACTTGATTGGTCCAGAGCTAACCATACTAATGAGCCAACTTGTAATTCTGGGCATCCCCACGTTTGAAGTTGACCATAACTTAGAATATCGTCATATTCATCAAGATATGCAGAAGCTATTTTAAGACATGCTGATGCATCATTTGCAGAAGATTCATAAGTTATAAAGTCCCTTCTCTCATAATCTGTTTGACTTGTGATGTTTTGTGATGTGTCATTTACGGCATTATCACCATAGACTTTAATCCAATTCTTTATTTCTCTAATATCTGTTTTAGTGAAGTCTATATTTTGAATATTGTTTGTAGCATCAAAAGACCAGTTGTCTGCTGTGTTTGCAGACTTTAAGAAATGTAAGTCTTTATCTACATCAATCCAGAACTGGTAATTCCATGTATCACATATATCTTTTATGGCGTCATAAACGGTGTCATTCTCACTGAACGTCATGTTTATGGGCGTACCACAACTTGAATCTAAACCATATACTCTTATATTATCAAAGTGAACAGAATAACCTTCTGTCGTGTCTAAACCCGATCTTTCTGCTATACTCAACTCTAATGTTTTTACTCCAGAAAGTGCAACTGTATTAATACTAACATCAAGATAAACGGCATCTGCATCTTGTATATCCCAATAAGACACACCATCTATTAAAACTCTAATCCAACCAGAGTAAACACCACCAGCTGATTCTGTAGATTTAATGTCCAATTTAAAATAATCAATATTTGTAAAGTCTACATCTTGTGTTATAGAAGCGGAAGAATCGTGTATTACATTTAGATTCCCAGACATTTCATATGAATAATCTCCCTCGGTTTTCCATATAGTAGCTAACTTAGCTCCCCATCCTGTACCTGTTGTTGCGTATGTCCAATTAACAGAAGATTCAAAGTTTCCTTCTAAAACAGGACATGATGAAAGAACTACATTATTTGTAGTGATTCCAGAAGCAGGTAAATAAGTATCTATTAAATCTATGACTATAGAATCTGGATATTGTTGTTTATAGATTCTATGATTAACATCTGTGAGCTTTCTATTGAAGAGTTTTCCTTTATACCCTTTTCCAGAAAGTACGCAAGTGCATTTATTATATTCATTCATCTTATAATTTATTGTGTCAATCGTACCTGTGAATACATGAATGTCGTCTGTCTCAAACCCATAATAGATTTTAACGTCTTTATTCCCAGCGAAGTAATTGTTATATTTATTATTTGAATTGTCTAAGATTATAGAGAACGTGTCCATACCAGATTTATCGCCTAAATTAACTTCTGTTCTAATGACATAAAGACCATTGGATGAGTCTTGTGTTACATTATTTTTATCTACAACTTGCACAAATGTAGTAGGATCGGTAACATCATATTTATAGAAAAATCTAATTTCGTCTAAATGGGCATAACTTAAATTATCAGTATTAGTTAATCTTATTTTTATATGGCAAGAACTATCATGAAAAGTGGATAAATCTATCGTACCGAAACCATCATTAGCAGAGACTTCATTTGACCAACTTAATTTACCATCATCAGAAAAAGAGAAATAAATATTACTATTAGCAGAAATATCACATTTATATTCAAATTTCCAAGGTTCACAACGCTTAAGAGGTAATAAATTATCGGATGTCCAGATGCCAACGATGTTGGGTGCGGATTGTGTTATATTGCCTGAAACCATATCTTCAAAAGTAACAGCGACAGAACTGTCCATTTTTGAAGTGTTTAAAAAAGTATCGACAGAATATCCATCTATAATATGGTCTGTTGGGAAAACATAATTAAGAGTACAATCTACTCGTCTGCCATACTGAATCTTAGGATGTAAATATATGTCAACTTGTCTGCCTTTCCTGTAACTCGTGAACGTTATTGGAAACGTCCAAGGAAATACTGACTCATTGACCATAGAGGCTAAACCTCATATTCTACATCTTGATATACAACTTCATCCTCTATATCTTCATAAACATCAGTAGCATCTGTTAAAGTAGTTTTCTTATTATTTTTATATATGTTTCCATCTTTACCAAGAGAGAAACCATCTTTAAGTTTCTTCTTAAGATATTTAACTTTCTGTGTTTTATTCTGAGTTATTTTTTCTACTTTACCCTTTTTATCGTTAAAAATATAAATATCTTCTTTAACTGCTTCTTGTCTTGTGAATTTAACTTTAGGTTTATTGGAACACTCTAAATGAATTGGAATTGTGTGCGGTCTACCTTCTTCAAATCTAATAACTCTAAATATGATGTTTTCTCCGAGTTTAAAATCTTTATTACACTTGACACAATATGTTTCAGTGAATGCGTGGTCTCCTTCTGTGACAGTTGTAGCGAAAACATTAGACCACTTAAGTCCCGATGTTCCAAGACTAACATCATTATTAACGTTTGAATGTATGGTTTTATTTCCATCCGTTCCAAACTCTGTTCCAAACACTTTTGATCCATTTGAAGTAAAAATTTGTATTGTAAATGGATAAACTGTCCCACCACTACAAGCATTAGATACAGTGGTAATATTTAAAATATCATTTCTTGAAACATCTAAATCACCAATCATTTTTACAGACCCGTCTGCATGTAAAACACTAGCTACCATTGTGTTCCAATCCGCTGCCATCATTCCCGTTGTGTCATCTACCTTAGTTGAATTCCATGCCATAATTACTCCAATATAACAGTTGTATAAGCAATTCCATAATCTCCACCTCTCGTAGTTGGTACTGCAATAGTATCACCATGAGAATATCCCCCAGTATAATTTGCTAAGTCTACTAAAAAATGTCCATGTTCATTTGATGTGGTTTCTTCAGACGTACCCTTCGTGTCATTTCTAACTATAACAGTTGCATTCGGTGCTGGTGTCACTCTATCGCTCTCAAATACAGTTCCATAAATTGAATAAGATTCAAATGTATCTAAAGGCATTAATAAGACCTCGCCCATGTGCTATTTGCTACCATGTAGCATCTAAATCCTTGACTTACATTTAAACTTACATTTTCATTTATAGTATATCCTGAGATGAAACTTTGATATTTTTGTGTAATTGGATTCCAATATGATATGCCTCTGCAATTACTTCCAAGAGATGTGTTAGTTTCACTTATGCTATGATTATTCACCATTCCAATATCATTCCACCCAATTTTATACGCTTGGGTTGAACTATAACTTTGGTCTTTGTATGTATGAGTTCCATTAGCTGAAACATTAATCCAATACGCTTGTCCATAATGAACAAGAGCGGTTTCATTGCCTCCAATTCCAACGGTGAATATCTGGAAACTTTGATTAGATGCATTCCATACTCTTATATGAGTCACATTACTTGTATAATTTGCGAGTGTCTGAATATTTACTGATGTTTGATTTAATTGAGCTACAAGATTCCAACCAGAATAAACAGGTATAATAAATTCTTCTTCACTTTCTAATCCCCAAGTTCCCCATACTGGTGCAGAAGTAACATTTTTATGGACATATACCCAATCAAATTCAGAAATACCCGTTGCAGTTAAACCACCAAAACAAACACCTAAATTAGTAGTCGGAACATATGTTTTATGGTCAATAGAAAGCGTACCATTTATAAGAAGTTTCATAGATGTAGCATTTAAATATTTCACGGTATACTCTTCAAAAGTAGTAGCTTTAAATCCAGGTATTGTAGTAGATTCCTGATTAACTGTATTTTTAGTATACCATGCAGTGCCTTCAGTAGTTCCACCTTGAATGTTTTGACCTACCATAAATCCAACACGGCATACTGTACCTTCTACTTTAGCATAAGTTACCATCGTGCAATTTACATATTTATTTATCGATAAAAATTGACCAAGTCCATTTGGTGTGACTTTCATTATGCCACCTGTGGATAAAGATGTTGGTGCTATGCCTGAGGTTTCCCATTTTGTATTATCTAATAATCCCGATGCATTTCCAATACCATCATCAAAGAAGTCAAATGTAGCAGAACCATTCTGCGTTGTGGGTGCTGTGGGATTTCCATAATACATTGTCACTGTTCCATTAGCGGTTACATTCACAAAGACTGTTATATTATTTGTTCCATTGTTTTTAATCCAATATCCTAACTCAGTTGTGTCATTTAGAACAAACCTAATATCTGTGAAATTGGTTGCATTATTTCCACCACAATAAATGGTTGTCGCATTATTTACACCAGAAAGATAAGACACATTTAATGAAATAGGATATGGAAAATTAACATCTGCAACTTCACTACTTACTTTGTAATCCCAGCTTGCATTCCACCATGGATGATATTCTTTTCCGTCTATGAGAAAAGCAACCTTTCCAACTGAACCGTATTTATCATCTACATTTTGAATAGGCACATCAAAAGATACTTTATAGATTTTAGTTTCATCGTGCTTTACTTTTTGAAATCCTAAATCATGTTTAATGTCTTTAGCTTTAAAGATATTTATTGGTTCAAGTTTAGACCATGTGTCACTTTTCACATCTTCTTTTTGATATGCTTTAATAAACTTTTCTTGAACTGTTATCTTTTCATCTTTACCTGTGACATTATTAAATATAAATTTATCAACATTTTTATAATCATAAATGGGCACATCTATTTGATGAGTCTCTTCTATTTGCTCATAAACTTCTACGTTCTTAATATTATGAGCTGCAATTCCCATATCGGATATTCGTAATTCCATTAGAGGATTATAATCAAGTAATTTGTCCTTATTGTGAATTGTAACAAGATATTCCTTATGTATTATTCCATCATAAGTACAATCCCAAGTAACATCGACACCTGCTGGATCTGGAGTAATAACATCTATTACATCTCCGACCACTTCTGGATTTGCAGCACCAGCCGTTATCATAATTAATGATAAAATTAAAGCTATAAACTTCTTAACATTATTTTTAATCCAATCTAACATTTACCACTCCATACCTGGGTACATACCTTCAATATATTTCTTATCCACTCTTGCAGCTATTTGTTCACCATCTACGAAGACGTTAACTTCTGTGGTTGGATAATTAGAAGTTCCACCAGATCGTTTTGTGATTTGTCCTTCATAATAAGATGTGCCATACTGAGCAGAATTAACTCTATTAATTGCAGCGAGTGAATGTGCTTCCCAATCATCTATTAATTTCTTCTTTATATCATTTGTCGCCGTAGCAGTTATAATATCATTTTCTAATCTGTGAAGTTCTTTTGCTATTTCAAGCTCTTTTTCTTTAAGTGTTTTTAAGTTTTCAACGGTAGACTGATACCCACTTATATCATCAAGGAAATCTTTATTTAGAATAGAAGTGTCTCTTGCGGAGTTCTCTATACTTTCTTGTGTTTCTAATATTCTTTGCTTCTGATAAAATATGTCATCATCAGTATCAAGCATACCACGTTCTAAATCTGCTATTTCTTTTTCTATCTTTCCCCATTCTTCATAAAACTTTATACCTTCTGGTAACTTTTTAAATACTTCTTCATCATAATCTGGAGCATATCCAATCGCCCTATGATACGCTTGTGGGTATTCTTTCATCTGTTCTTTTAATTCTTCTATTCTCTTTAAATCTTCTTCTTTACCACGCTCTAATTCTCCAAGTTTTCTTTTCTCTCCTTCTAATGTGCGTGGTCTGTTTTCAATTTCTCTTAATTGGTCAACTAATTTCTCTCTCGCAACCAAAACACCCAGAGCGCTCTGCTCAACATCCCTATCAGATTCTACTATATCACGTTGTAACTTAGGAACATCCTTAAGAAGATCATTATACTCATCTACAGCATCATTTAAAATCATTTGAGACGAGGCTACATCTGCTAACAATTCGGGTTTCTTCTTTAACATTTCAGCTACTTTTACACCCTCATCATAGAGTGATACAAAACCACCAGTAGTACGACCCATTATGTCATTATAATTTTCTGTTTCTTCTACTATAGTTTCTATTGTCTTTGAGTAATTTTCATTCACTTTTGTTATATTTACACCGAGTATTCCATAATTTAAAAGAGCTTTCACTATGTCTTTATTTTCTTTTGACATATCATTATACTTTTGAGTTATCTGGTCAATACCTTTACCCCAAGTGTCCATGCCTTGTGTTATCTCATAGATTCCACCGACAATAGGAACGGATACCTTTTCTGCAAACGTTATGCCTAAATCTTCCCACTGATTTTTCATTATATCTGTCTTAGATGTGGTTGTATCAGCCATTATTTTATAGGCTCTTTCCGTTGTACCAAAAACATCTAAAAATTCTTTTTGTTCATCCGTATAAATTTTAGCACCATCACTCGCTAATATATAATATCCTTTTAGTGCCCTAATATTGGGGACAAGTTCCCCTATTTGATAGTTTCCACTTTCTACTTCTTTATTGACTATTGCAAGAGCATCCGCAAATCCCATAGTCTCAATTAAATTTTGTGGTGTGATATATCCATATTGTTTTGCCAATTCGTTCATTCTTTCTGTTGGTTTTATGAATGCATTCATAACCGCTACTAATTGAGTAGTCGCTTCTGCTGTCTGAATACCACCACGAGTTAAAAGAGACATCGCAGCACCAACATCTTCAAAATCAATATTTAATTGATAGGCTACCGCTGCAACATTACCAACTTCCGTTCCTAACTCTTGCATAGTAGTTTTTCCTCTATCAATGGTTTTAAAAAGAATGTCCGATACCCATGCAGCCTTTTCTGCTTCTAAATGATAAGAATTTAATATCGTTGTAATTACATCTACGGCAGTTGCAGTGCTTGTCACACCAGCGATTGCAGCCTTAGCTGAAACCTTTAAAACGTCCATAGCATGAGCAGAATCTATACAAGCAGAAGTTACTTCATAGAGACCCGTTGCTAATTCTTTTGCACTTTCAACGGGCATCTCTTTAGCCATAGTTCGCAATTCAGAAGAGAACTGCTCTATAGTTGGGCCACCATCTTTAAAAATAGTATTTACTCTCGCAATTTCATACTCAAATTCAGTAGCAGCTTGAAAGGACTCTTTAAAAAAAGATGTTACTGCTTGAATACCCTTGAATGCTAAAAATCCAGTAGCTAAAGACTTAGCCATTTTAGTTGTGGCTGAATCTATCCCAAGTATATTATTTTTAACATACTTAAAGGCTGCACTCGCTTGATCTACAGCTTTGATTAAAATACTAACTTCAGGATCGGGCATGTTTTATTTCCGCTCTTTTTCTTTCCGCTTCTTCTTTCTCCATTAATAACGCCTTTACTCTTTTCTCATATTCAGATTCAGTATTATTCTGACGAGATGCTATGGCGACATTAAGATAAAATTCAAAGGGTGTTAATCTTAAAATCTCAGTTGGTAACTTTCCATATCGTTTTGCTAACGCATCCACAAGTTCAATCCTTGGACTTTTTGCGAAAGGATTGCGCCTCTTCAAATTGTGGAAGAGAAAGACACTCATTATAAATAATAAGTAGATCGTTATCTAAAATGTCATTCACATCTATCTTAGGCTCTTCGAGACAGGCTCTTACCATATATTTGACACTTGTTTTTTTATCGGGATTTTCACCTAAACGTTCAGTGCCTATCATATCAAATAGTTTGGGGTCTGAAATCTTAAAGACCGCTCCGCTTGGAACTTTAACTAACTTCGTGGACTTCTCTAAATACTCTTTCTTTAGTTCCATATATTTTTCTGCTGTAGTTGCTTTCATATTACCTCATGTATGAGCACAAAATAAACAAAATTAATCTATTTCGTTTAAAATTGTGACCATAAGATTTATATAGTTACGAATCATATATAAGTATGGTGATAGACGAATGTTTAGAAATGAATGTGAATGGCTTGAATGTGAAATATTAAATCAACGTCTAAATGATGAAGATTGCGATTGTGATGAATGCATTAAACATGCTGCACACGTAAGAATTAATAGGTGAAAGTTTGTGCCTAACGAAGAAATCTTATATCGGTGCAATATCTGTAAAAGACTTTATTATTCTTTCGAACAAGCGCAAGAATGTGAAGAGTCTGAATATCAGAACATTTTAGGACTTATAGATATTAGGGAGTATGCTCTTCCTTAAATGCATGACGAACGCTATAAATCATCTAGGACGCAAAAGTTTTATAAAGTGATAGATAGATATCACTTTATATTCTAACTCGTCTTAAACGATTTAAACGCTTATTTTGTGACTATAGATGTGGTTATTGGCCAAGTATATGAAAATGTTCCACCTTCAGAAACATATGCATTCTCGGTAACGTTAAGATGATAATCATTAAAGATTATATCGCACATTTTAAACCAAGTTCCTTGATTTGTTATATCTGTAGCTCCACCAATCGCAACGGTCATATCAAGATTTATCTCATTGAGAGACGATTCATTTTGTGTGGGGTCTGGTTGTAAACACTTTCCTAACAGCGTGTGATCGATGTATAATTGCTCATAAGTTCCAGTCCAACGCTTATTACCAGAATTTAACTCTCTTGCTGTTCTTTGACCTATGCCATACGCACCCTCGACATCGCACTCCATACCAAGAGTTACAGCTTGACAATAACCTACGATTTGAGTATGGTTATAGGTCATTATGATGTTACTTCCGTCCTCTGGAGCAGTCGCAAAAGATACGACACCAGCAGAGCCATCAAGAGTATAAACAGTACCATCATTATTTACAAGAGTTGTACCGAACCATATCAATACTTTTGTTTCGTCATTTGTCCAGATTCTCGTTACGCCGTCTACAATCGGAAAAAGATTGGAACTAAAATCAGTTGTAGCTCCGTCACCTATGCCTAAGAGTTCCTTGTTGACGCTTGCGTCAAAATTAATGGAACAATCCCAGCCATGTACAACTGCCATAGTCACCCTGTTGTAGTTCCAATTGTGACACTTATTGCCATGAAGTCAGCAGACTCGACATTAACATCATTAACCGTTATACTTGTCTTATAATTATTAAATTTCACACCTGCAAGTTGAATTTCTGGAGTTCCACCAACTTTCCAAGCAGGATAAATTATCATACCGTAACTTCCTTGCGCAGACGAATCACCAAAACCGCAAACCTGATAAAACTTCTGTGCTCCCGCGATTCCACCAAGCCAACCACTATCCCACAATCTCTCTATAACTCCAGTCACAGCTATATTTCCTTCTTTTAGTTCTGCTGCAGCTCTACTTCCAATATTATACACGCCAGTAACATTGTTATCTTGTGTTAATGAAACACTTGTTACATAATTAACTGAATTATCTTCATTACAAGATCCTACCGTTGCTTCAATTTCTATTGCACTTACATTTCCTTTATATGTCGCCATAAATTTACTCCTCTATATATTCTATTATTATTTTTATCACACCTTCGTAAAGTATGAAATCTTCAACACTAAAATAATTATAATCTATATTATTTATATAAATATCTTCACAATACCCGTTCAGTCTATCTACTTGTTTATCATTTATAATTTGAACAACCGCTCCAAGCAGTGTAATTAAATTGTCTGTTCCCACTTCGTTTCCTTGATAACTTTTTACAGAACAATGCAAATCTACCGAAATTGTATGCCTCTTAGTTCCACCGATTGCGATATATTCTATTTTATCTGATCGTGGCAATATTGTAATATTTGGAAATTTATAATCTTTTTCATCTAATTTTATAGATGTGGATACTTGAGCTTCGCCTAACACCACGTTTAGAGATGATTCGAGAGTGTTAAGAATGTTATTCAAAGATGCATCATATTTCATTATCGCCTCAACAATCCACTAAAGAACATTGTACTGAACGGAACTTTTGAATGTTCTAAACCTACACAATGTCCTATTTCGTGTAAAAGTAATCGTTTCTTATCATTCTCCGAAAAGTAAAATGCATCTTTATTAATATATATTTCTCCAGTATCTGGATAACAAAATCCTCTCACAAATCTCTTATACCAGATGTTAACTTTCTTAATCTCTTCTCTCCACTCATTTTTATCAAAATAATATATAACAATTTTTAATGTATTAATGTTCATTTATTCATATATTTATCTACATAATGTACGAAGTCGTTTGTCCAAAACTTTAATACTTTCTTATTTGTTTCTAAAAGTTCTGTATTTAGAGATGTTTGTTTTAGAACTTCTTCTTTAACACCAAAAACATGATCCTTTATACTCATCCCATAGGCGATAAGAACTGCTACTTGCAAGCCACCCATCGCCACAATAGTACCAACGATTAATCCACTATCGAGTGATATCATCTATATCACCCCTTAACTGCCTCTATAAAGTCCGCAACTTCTTTAAGAAAGTCTTTTAGTTCCTCAGTTGTTACATTATCATCTTCAAGCATCTTATTAGCTTGAATTGGAATATGACTGAATTCTTTTAATATGTTTTTAGCTTTTACCCATTTTGTACCAAAGACTACGCTTGCTATTGTCGTAATCGCACCTATTAACATGAAAATATCTATATTCGATATGTCTATCATAGTTTTAACCTTTCTCCTATAATTTTATTTACCAGATTTTGTATTTCTGGCTTTGATTTTTCTTTCACTTTTTCGACTAAGAAATAACCCTTATAACCTGGATGAATACCTGTTTTTATCCTACGTTGTAAAACTGGTACATAACGTCCTTGTGATGGTCCAACACCTTTCTCAAGAAATAAAGCATAATTAACAGATGGTGCAATTATAGCGGAATCCTTTAAAATTACTGATGTGATGGAATTTAAATATCTTCCAGTTGGCTTCTTAAACGTTTGTCTCGCTTCATCTTTCATCATACGTTCTACAAGCATAGCAGATTTCTTAACAGACTCTTCTATAGCACTATCCATGTGTGCCGAAGTAATCATATCCTTAATAGAAATCTCATACGTGATATTAACCATTCACTTGCACCGCATAAGTTTTATCCGCTCTCTTAAAACTATTTAATTGCTTTTCGGCTCTCTTCATTAAACTTTCTGCTTTTACTCCATCACTTATAGAATGAGGAGCATATAAATCATTTAAAAAACAACTCGTGGCATAATCTGCTGATATATTTTGAAGTACAACAGAATTAGGCATTGTGAAACCATCAAATTCGTTAGTAATCCATTCATCCGCTTGTGCTATGTATGCATTGATGGTACTATCCATGCCCGTATCTTCACCCAATCTATATTCCACATCTGTAACAGTACAATGTGCCATTTAACGCCGACCATCCAAATCTCTTATATCAAATTCAATGGTTTTGGTCTCACCTTCACGACCAATAGGAATTTCTACCTCGAACTTAAAATTATCTTCATTTACGAAATTAGGTAAATCTTTTTGCAAATCATAACGAATAAGGTCTGAGTGAGATGTGCCTTCTTTATCAAGTAGGCACTCATTCCTTTTATCCCAATAAGACTTCATAAAGTATCTTCCACTGTTTTTAGCTGAAAGCATAATACCTCAAATAAATAAAAGGGGGGCGCCACAAATTCTCCCCTCATGGCGCTTAAATTAAAATGTCCTCAAAGTTCTATTCTACACGTTGCGTATTTCTGTAGATAGCTAACACCGAAACGAGCCTTTATGTTAAAAGACCTTAAATCTCGCACTGGGTCCCTGAAACCTTCCACCGATATATCATCTCTCATGGCAATAGCACCGCATCTCATAGGATCAAGCAACATCATGCCCATATCACCATCTGTAGTGTATCTCCATGTATAAGATGAAGTTTTATCTGCAACACCGCACATGTATTTCTTAAGACCTAATGGAAGATTCCTTCCATCTATAGCCTGAGATCCCCAACCATAGGGAATCGCAAAGGTTGTATCTAAGTTTATCGTGCAATCTGCATCTGGAGTGACAACAAGTGTGGTTGGAATATACCCCTGTACCAACATCTTTCTTCGTGCTTGAACAATTGCTTTAAGACCAGAATCGCTTCCTTGTGTATCCCATTCATACCCAGCATTATCTAAGAGAGTGTTTAGTGCTTCTTGATTTATCTGATTCTCTATTTTTTGTCCAGTAATATAGACTTGATTGGATATAAACTCAAACATAGCATCATCGATTAAATTTTGTGTAATCCCTGGTATCTCTCTATATGTTTTAATTTTTATCGTTCTCATCTCTGCACCAGACGTAATATCTGGAGCTGCAGCACCGTCAGCTACTGGACGAATAAAGTATGAACCTTCTACATTAGATGAATCTGGACCAATAGGAACTTCTAATGTTGGCCCATTGGCCTTATACACTGGAAGTATATCTCTGAAACATCTTATAGGTTGCGCACCCTCAAGAATCCGCTTATAAACTTCTTCTTGAATTAATGTGGTAGCCTCTGTAGACTCCGTCATTAGATATTCTTGTATTTTTAACTTTTTTCCTGTGTCTCGCTCGAATGTTGTTAATCGAGGATCGATTCTATTCAATAATTTTCTTTTTTCATCTGGCCCAGCGTAAGTCAACCGCAGAGCAGTTGATAGACCTACAGATGGTTGATTAATCGCTGACCAGTCCGTTGCATACGTTTCCATACTCATAATAATCACCCACCAAGATCACGATACTCTGTGTAGAAGCACGGATTGATTATCATCGCACCAGTTCCACTTCCAGGAATATCGTCCCACGCTTGACCGATTAAAAAGTGATTTCCACTCCAATCCTGTCTCGCACAAACCGTTCCACCAACACAATTATCACTTACTTCGAGCCATTCTCCAGCATCTATCGCAACCGCATTTGCATTTGCAACTATAGCAATACATCCTGGGCCAATAACTGTAAACATTTCACCAGCAGACGCATCATCAAGAGCTACACCAATTGGAGCGCCTGAATAATTATGCTTTGATGGTGCAAGTGTTCTTGATACACCAGTATCTGAAAACCCTACAACCATTCCAGATTTTATGCATCCACTTGCATCTAAAGTAGCTGAAGCATCAGCGGAAAAGGTAAAAGACCCTATATAGTGAGCGTTATCAATGACAGGAAACCCTGTTATATTTGCCATATTTATTACCTCACAAATTTATTCAACATAATATCAGTATTTTTTATATTTCGGAAACTGATAAACTCTTATCGCAGTAAAAATAAAAAGAGAGTTTCGAGCTTTATCTGCTCTCCGAATTTCTATGGTCTCCTATATTTTTTATAGCAACATGGTTGCACGATTAAAAGTCCAGTACCACCACCAGCTATGTCTTCAAATGTAATACCAATAGGATAATGAGACTCACTTGAATCATACGCACCACCCACGCAAGCTATTACTGTTCCACCAACAGTGTTAGAACTTGCTTCAACCCATGTACCAGCATCTATTGCAGTCGTATCATCGCAATTAGCAACCATTACCATCGTTTGCGCCAGAGCGATACGTGCCTCTTCACCAGACGAAGCATCATCTATCGCAACACCAACGTTTGCGCCTGAATTACCTACTGAACTATTTACATGCAATGCTGGTGTCACATTCCTTGATGGCCCATCTTTTGAACAAATTACAACTTGTCCAGCATGAATCGTATTATTTAGTGAACACTCCATAGTAACTACATTTTTACCATAATATAAAACGTTATCAATCGTAGGAAAAACACTTATATCTGTCATTTTTACCTCAACACAACACCCTTAGTCGCCGAGTCCCATATGAAAGCACTTTGTACTTCTTCAACTTCTTCTTTCTTCAATTCTACGGTCGTTCTCTCAATCTTCATCTCTTCAAGCTCTTTTATCCTATTTTCAAGTGCTTTAATTTTATCTTCTTTTTCTTTAATATCTTTATCTAATCTCGCTTGCAACTCTATTGTGTTTACTTCACATGTCGTCTTAGCTTGCACTAATGTTTTTACGCCTTCATTTTTCTCGGAAAGTTCATCAATACTAAGAGCCGATAATTCTTTTATATCTTTTTCTTCAACCATAAACTCATCCTTCTTATAAAATTCATTTAATAGTGTTTCTTTCTTTTCTGCTGAAAGACCAGACACATCATCAAAAAATGTATCATTTATTTTTATAATATTATGATATTTTGGACATTCAACTCCATGTTCTTTATAATGACCTCTCAAATCTTCATAAACTTTTTTTCTTTGTGATTGTGGTATAGTGTCTTCTAAGAAAAGTAAACTCATCTCTTTTACAACATTATTCCAAATCACTTCACCATTATCTGTGTGATGTTGAGAAATATATTTTTCCTCATCAAGAACATACTCTGCGTTTTTATTTACTTCAAATAAAGAGAGAGTACAAAGACTACATGCTCCTTGGGTTACTATTGATTGACCCCAGAAACGAATCTCTGTTGCATCATATACTTGTGCTTTTTCATTATACTTTTCACCAACAATCTCAACCTCAGTACTAACCGCATTCACCTTTCCATTATCTATAAGTGCCATAACATCCTTAGCCGTTTGTGTAAGAGTATTAATTACTATATCACCTACAACTCTCCCTTTTTCATAGTGAGGATTTATAACGTCCCCTATAAAATCAAGTACACCGTGTTTATGATCTACGCACACTTTATTACTTATCCAATTATTAGCATATTTCTCAAGTACTTCATCAGAGTAATGCCTTTTTTGTCTTGTCTTAGAGTCCACCCATGCACCAGATGCTAAAAGAGTAACATCATGATATGTCTTACTTTTTACCTCTCCGTTAGCATCTTTTAACTCTGTTACCTTCTTGCCTCTCAATTCAATAATATCATGATAATCCATATTAGCACCCAAATTATACTTTTTCTTCACCGCAGCCCAAGCAGTAGCAAACGCCTTAGCTTCATCTCCTTTATACTCATCATAAGCGGAATTAAAAACACTCATCCACATCTTTTGCTGTTCTGTAGATAATTTCTTTTTAACTGCATCTGGTAAATCATTTATAGAAGAGTAAGGCATGTCATCCCATTCCTGTTAATGTTATATTTCCACTTACTCTAAAAAAGATTGTAGCGGGCGCACAACTCCCCGAATAATCACTTTTCATTTGAACTCTCATATTTTCACCATAACAAGTTCCAGCATATGCTCTATGACATGGCGCATCCGCTGCAGAAATCGTTATCTCATTAAAAGAGTTATCCATCCATGTACACCATTCACCAGAAGCATCAGTTTTCACTTGAAGATTAAAACTAACTTCATCTGGTGCAGCTAAAACTCCTGTTTTATAAAATGATAATTGCAATAAAAAGCTATTATAACTCGCACAATCTATACTTACTCCATTATAACTTCCCGTTGCATCTAAATTCTTAGATGATTCGCCACCTATAAGAATTTCCTGTGATAAAACTTTTCTTGTTAATCTCTCATCCAACTCATGTAATCTTGTTATGAGTTCAGTAAAACTCTCTTCTGGTTTCCAACTACTATCTCTCGGATCAGTATAATTATTTGTCATCTTTCCTCATTCTAAAACAGGAGCAATCGTACACATACACCTAGGATGCAGTGGCGGTCGCTCCCAACTTTCATTTATGTTAAAAACTTGACCATCTAAATCAGAACATGCATCGCATGTATTTTCAGTATAACTTGCAAACCATTCTACTTTTTCAATTCCATTTTGAGCATATCGCATTTCTGCGGCTTGATTATGTGTAAAAGCCGTTTCAGTTCTCGCCATAATCTCAGCACGATTAATCCCAAAGTTATCGATACTATCTGTTAGTCTTTGAGCTAAACGCCTATAATCTTCACCGTTCTTCATGCCTTCGGTAAGACTCTGAATAATTTGTTTATTTGTTTCATCTGATATGCCTCTAAGAGCGGATAAATTCCTAACTTGTAATGCATCAATAGCTCTCCAATCCGCCTTTAAAAGCATACCATCATTTTTAATGTTCACTTTTCTTAAATTCATTCTAGCTTTTTGCACACCTTGTCTGTATCCGATCTCGATGTTTTTTCTTACAACATCTCCACCAACTGCGATTATATTATCTTGAGCAGATAAACGCAGCTTAAGTGCGATACTCGGCAGATTGTATGCATATTGTTTTATTTTAGTCTCTTCTAAAATATTACTCACATTATTTTTAAAATTTTTAAATAATACTTTTAAATCTTTACTATAATTATCTATAACCCAAGAATTTGTCATTGGATTTTTTCTTATATAATCACTCATTTTCCTCTAATGGTTGCAATCCTAAGATGACTCTTGCTTCATTTGGTGTTATGATAGCAAATGGATCAGCTGGTGTCGAACTCATAATAAAGTTTAATGTCTCCGCTTTTTCTTTATTATCAGTTGGAGAAATATCATTAAATACTATCTTAGCTGTGCCTTCAATCTCAAATGACTCAAGACGTGATTTAAAAATCTCTTTCTGATAATGTCTAGCTAATAATTTTTGTATAGCACTTATCTTATCTTCTGAAATATTTTCTTTTACTTTTGCAGTAGCCTCAGTACTTCCACGACCAAGACCAAGATGCTCTTCTGGAATACCAATACCAGCTGTCACCTTTGTTAAGAAATAATCAGATATACTTCCAATATCATTATCTCCTTCATCAAGATTCTCAACTTTTATAGAACTGTCGACAATAAACTCATTTTTAGCTGTAATATTTTTAAATTCAGACTTTAGTTCTTTTATTTTTTCTGGAGATATGTATTCCCCATTCACACCTGCAGTGATAAGATATTTCTTAAATCCATGCCTATCAATATAGTAAGATATTCCCCTATCTGCTCTTGCCATTCTAATAATCGTATCATAACTCGCACCAACAACAGAAACATAATCTTGAGTACCACTTATTTTATTAAGACCAAAGAGAGCTATATATTTAGCGTCTATATCTTGTTTCTTGCCTAAATATCCACCAGTTTTTTGTGTATAATTTTTTATATTATTATAAGCATCAAAATTTATTATCATTGTTCTTGGATTTATCATTTTTAAATCCACTAACTCATTTCGTATATTATAAATGCGCTCTTTAAATGATGGGCCATAAATCAATGAGTCTCGCACATCGCAAGTCATGAAAACAGATAAATCAACATCATCATCCAACTCTTCTAAATTCTCCTGCGCTTCTGGTGTACTCGCTTTTATCTGATACCCCTTAGATGTGACTGAGCGAGCAATTGTGTTTATAGCTTCAAGAATTATACCATCGTTTATATATGCTTCTTCATATTTCTTTAGTTTTTCATCACTATCACTCAATTCAGAAAATATATTAGTTCTCGCATCTCCTGTTAAAGCGTATGTCTTTGATTTAGGCGCTTCTTCTGCCTTCTCAACTTTCTTAGATGCTAAAAAATTAAATCTATCTCTAAAACTCATATATATCTTCCAGCATACACATAAAATTTATGTTCCCGTTCAATGAGAGGAGAACAAGCCAACATCAATGCATCCACAATATCATCGTCCCCACCCGTTATTCTGAATTTACCAGAGTCAGTCTTTTTCATTTCTAAGAACCTAAGTTGCGATATAAGACGTGGTTCATACATCGGTATAATTATCTTTTGTTTTTCAAACAATCGCTTTAAATTACTGTAATTCTCAAAGTTCCCTTGAATAGATGCTTTATATGGTTTCATCATATTTCCAAGAGAGCCACTTAACATTTTATCAACCGTTGATATCGAAAGACCTGAATATTCGGGAATTATGCAATGAAAATGATATTTAATATTTAAGTAATCAATCCACGCTTCGACTTCATCTAATGTTTTCTTTTCAAATATTTTTATACATTCTACTCGAATGCTTTTATCTACGTTTTTCTCTGAAATAACCAAGACACACGAAAGATTAGAGAAACGCCCCCAATCTATACCGCAATAATAATAATATCCTTCTTCTGCATCTTGATGTTGAGCATACTCTTTACATGCCTTATCGATATACGCTCCATTTATGAACGCACCTTCCATACTTCTGGGTATGCCACGATAACGCTGGTCAAACTCTACTTGTGAAAGTCTCTGCTTTTCTGTTTCAAGCCATTTCTCTAATGTCGTTCCTTGTTGTCGTAAAAGTTTATCGAGTTCTGCGTTTTGAATGGTTGGGATCGTCATCTTAGCATAGAGAGGAGAATTAAGACATTGTGCGAAAATATTAGTATCACCATAAGGATTTCCTAAGAGGACCAAATTACCATGTTTTGCTAATGTCATCGGCATCATGTCGTCAAAGATTCGCTCTGGTAATTCAGGACGACCCGCCTCATTTATTATAGCGCAAGAGACACCAGTAAGACCCGTTATCGCTCCTCTTGATGGAAGAGACATGACCCTTGAGCCATTATGAAATATGAGTTCATCCATCGTTTGCTTTTTAATGCAATAGAGTAGCTGTCTATTTCTACTTAGATAACCAAGCATTCTATTAAAAAGCTCATCACTTTGTCGTTGCGCTGGTGAAACGATAATCGCAAAGAAATTAGATGTCGTGATTCCTTTCCAAAGGCAATAAACGGCAATCGTTAAATCTTTTCCTACTTGATGACCACTTGACACGATTGAATATTTGTTATCACTCCACATCTTTACCATGTCGAGTTGATAATCCTGAAGCTTTATCTGGAAAAGATCGTTAGAGAACTTTTGTATATCTTTTGTCCAAACCAAGAGTTCTTCGTCATCAAACTCTTTAAACTCTTCCGCTAATATGGTTTTTTCGTCTTGAAGATGCTGAAGACGAGTTACGATATTATTAACAAAATCTGGCTCTTCATAGACACCCGTTTGAACATTCTTTAATCTTTTTGTCCTTCTTTTCTTAAAGGATATATCGATTTCTTTTCTTTTGCCTAGATCATGAGCGTGTTTAGCAGCAGCAGAGTATTTACCATTTTTATCTTTTGGAAGACTCCAATAGTTCGATATTTGGGCTGGAGACCATCCTAATGTGTTAACTTGATGGATAAATAGCTTATTATCTTCTTCAGACCAAGTTCTTGCCATTTAATTACGCCAATAGTTTTCTGGTAATAAAGATAAGGTTTTAAAAATTAATCTTTGGTTTTCTTCAAGTAATATTTCAATACGATGTTCTAAATATTTTATATATTTATCTTTTTTATTCATATTAGATACCTTTATATAGAAGTTATGTATAATATCTATTATGATTGATTTAAAGATTATGCCACGAAACAGCGCAGACATATTTAGTAATTTTTATTCTTTAGGATTTTTTGATTTTAAAATACCAAATACAATATATATAAATTCTATGTATGATTGGAGATATGAAGATGATATAATAAAAACGTTGGTTCTAGCTATTTCACATGAAACGGTTCATTGTGTTTTACATAGAATAGAGGGGGCAAACACATCCAGAAAAATGGATAATATAAATTTTCTTAGAAATATAAAAGATTTATAGTCTTCATATATATGTAGTAGATTTATTATTAGAAAACTTTATATAGAAGTTATGTGTATTAGATATTAGAGATGAATTAAAATGTTAGAACTTACAAATGAACAAATTAATGAAATACAAAATAATGAATATGAACTTAAAGAGATAAGAGATAATTTAGTATATATTAAAAATGAAAAACAAATGCCAAAAGGTAAAGCGCATCTTTATACTAAGTATGTTCTTAGCGGTCTTATTAAAATGTCATTTCCCAAAGAACTTAAAAATGGTGGCAAAGATTGGGGTAATGCTAAAATTATCTTAACAAAGAAAGGAAAAGAAATGTTATCTATCTTTTAGTTTATTTTTACTTTCTCCGTAAAAAACTTACTTTATATTTTTATATGTAACACAATATTTACATATTTTAATTAACCCTTTTTCAAATACACCATAACATTTATATACCAGAACAATTTTAAACTCATAGTAATCTTTATATATCACAACAATGCGCTATATATAAACAAGCCCTTTATTTGACTTGAGAGGGCCTTAGAATTTCCAGACATAGAATCATACTCACTCAGAAAAGTTTTCATTTGTAGGGCATCCTGGATAAACGTCATGCATTCTACGATTATATCCTAACCCAGATTTCTATAGAGTATAACATAGCGCTATCAAAAGTATTATACCCGCTATTATCATTATATCTATTATTGTATCAAGTTCCATCTATGGGCCTCTTTTAATATCTATAATATATTGAGTATATTTTTTATTATGTTTTCCTTTAATAGATGTGCGCTCTGCATTTTTCAGAACGTATTGTGTTATAATATCCATCATTGTTGATATTTGTGGTTTCATTTCAGACCCCTTAAGAATGTGACATTTTCTAACACAAAAATTTAAATGCTATTAATATATTTAATATGATTTCTCTCGCAGTTGGAAACTAAGCGCTCTATTAGTTCATCTTGTTTGCGCTTGTCACAAAACTCTATGATGATCTTCTTCTCATATTCACATTTCTTACATAACATTAGAGGCCCCTTAGTTATATATATGCGCATATGCGCAATAAAGAGGAGAGAGGACGTAAACGTATATATATGTAAAGCATACTTTACATATTAAAGTTATATATTTCTAACTTTTAATTTATCTTACAAATCTTCCATCTCGAACATAATATTATTTGGTAATATATCTCCTGACCATCCACATGTTTTACAGTAAGAATCATATCCCCAACCATATTCACCAAATTTATCTATATTATAAATTGCCATATTATCATTTATCCTATATCCACAATTAGAACAATACTTAGGTTCATATTTTTTATATAGATCGTCTCTTTTAGTCATCTATTGTAGCGCCTTTTTAACTCATGAAAATTCTCTATGTCTTTATTATCCATCATAATATCGTGTCTTAGATTATCATGCCTAAAGAGTAATTCCGTTAAATTCTTACATTTATCGCACATAAACCCCACTTAACACATATTAACTATAATTAATGGCTTAGATAAGCGCTCAAACATATTTAAAGTATTAATTATCATTCAATTCAAAGACAAAGCCTATAAGGATTTTTCATATCAATGTTTGCTTATGGAAGCAAAATCCATTATGTCGTTTAACATAATTCTCTTTTCTGTCTTTGTGAGCGCTTATCCAAATAGTATATGCATAACTTATATATAAAGCTTATGGTGTTTCATCCCATAGTTTCATTTCTTCAATTATTTCTTCAGTTCTATATTTATCTTTAAACAGAATCTTCTTTAGTTCATTTAATATTAATATTTTATTCATAATTTTAAGAGAGGCGCTTATTAGGAGGACGAGGTAAAAAGAAAAACCTCTTAAGCGCCTCTTCCGAATTTTTGTTTTAGCCCTTTTTGAAAGACGAGATGCTTTTTCGTGTCAAGTGAATTTATTAAGCATCTCTAATTACTATTACACGCTCATTCTATTTAAAGCTTTCCCTCATATAAGATTTTAGATGGAATTTAAGCCTTTGATTAGACAAAAGTTGTTCGTTCTCTATATCATATGATTGGTAGAAGGGAGTTGCCAATAGAGTTGGCTTATTAATATATTTTTCTACTAACTTTACATTTCTAAAAGATTTTATCATACACATACAAAATCCCCACAAGTCCTAAAATTATCAGGACCTGAACTCCAAATACCAGAATCGTTCCAAAGATAAATCCTAGAATCATTTTAACCACACTTATTAATATAATCTTATATTTCTTAACTTATTAAAGATGTCATACATAATATAGATAGTACTTATATAATACTAATATAGTATTTATATAGTATTAGTATAGTACTAATATATAGATAGTTCATTAATACTATATTACATCTTAGATATCATCTTATATGTAGTTTGATATTATTTATGATATTATCTTAGATGTAATTTAATAGATAGATGATGAAACTATACTATTCTATATATAACCATCTATTAGTTTATCTTCTATTTTATTTATAATGTATTCTCTATAACTATGATTATCATAAGGAATACTATATATACTATTATTACTATAACATATTAATTCTTTACTATCTTTCTTAGTATCATCACATATTAGTTTATTACCTTGTATAATGCTACCATCTTTTAAATATATATAACATTCTCCATTATATACTTTAACAGATTTAAATCGTAATAGAAATTTATTAAATATATTCATCATATATATATAGTAGATTTATTTAATAGCGTAAGCTTTATATACTTATATAATATATTACTATATTAGTGATAATAATGACAGAGAAATTTACAAAGATTTATTCAGATTATAAAGATGAAAAATATATAGCAGATTGTATCTGGAATGGCGTAAAAGTTCAATTATATGTTAAAATGCATTATCATACATGTAAAAAGTGGTGGACGGTAAGCTATTGGGTTAATTATGGTGAAAATTGGACAGATTGTTTAAACGAAAATCTTTATAATTATTATAAAGGAAGAAAAGAAGCGAGAGATATAGCTATTAATTTCATGAATAATGCAAACGTATGTGATATAGATGAATTAACCGAACCTCAAAAAGAATATATAAAAGAGAAAGCATTTATATGAGAAATAAGCGCACCCTTGTAATGAAAAAATGTATATGTGGTAGAACTATGCTAGTTGACGGAAAAACACTCTATTGTGAAGATTGTAGAAAAATCAAACAGAGAGAATGGAAGCGAGTATCAGCTCAAAAAAGAAGAGCAAAAAACAAAAAGAAATATAATAAAGTGAGGATAGGGGAGGGTCTACCGATTGGTCTGGATTTAGATGGTATTTGGCGTGAAATTGATGAGGAGATTCTAAACACACACGGCGACATCTCAAGAACTTATGACAAGTATAGATAACTTTATATACTCATGATGTGTATAGTATATTGTAAGTCTAAGTGAGACTTGCGAAAGGGAGGAAAAAAAGATGAGCAAACAAACAGAATATGAAAAAACTCATAATCTCGTGAGTAGGGATGAATTGAAATTAAATATACTAAAAATGTTTGATGAGTTGGATGACATAGACTTTCATTCAATATATCAACTGGTTTGGAGTTTAACTGCAAAACAATTATTAATGAAATAATGGAGGGAAAAGAGAAAATGATTTCAACTGATATAATATGTGATGTGTTAGGTTGTCCATATAGAGATGAAACATCTGGGTTTTGTAACAAGGATGTAGTAGAGATTGATATAGATGGACATTGCGGAGGATAAGAATAATGCCTAACATCTCAAAAACTGAATGTTCACGATGCGGTGGGGACATCGTGTCTGGGTATGATGAAAGAGGAAATCAAGTGAGCGTGCATTTTTGCAGTGGGGAGAAGAGGAAAAATGACAGATAGAGAAAAAAGAATCTGTAAAAATTGTGGTCATACAATTAGAAAACAACGAGGTGGCGACCTTCGTGACAGGGGCAAGTGGATACATGGTGATGACCATAATGATGGGAAGTGTCTATGTAATAAGCCACGTCTAAGAGAAGAGAAGGGGTGAAGGATAAGATGTTAAGAAAAGACCGTCTACGTTTGTTTAAAAAACTTCATAAACTTCATGTCGCTATTTGCGAAGTGGAAACAGAGATCAAATTAATGCCTCCACACTTGATGTGTTTAATTCAATCTCCATACACTGATCTAAAAGAATACATGGAGCTTCTTGTGAAAGAAGATTTAGAGAAGAAGGGTAAGGGGTGAGGGATGAATGGTAAGAAAATGTACTTTTTGTAAAGAAGAAATAAGAGAGACAAAATCGATGATAAAAACAACGATACTTGGAGATAAATATTTATTTCTTTTTTGTAATAATGATTGTAAAAAAGAATTTTTGGGTGATCTGTTGGAGGCGTATGTTAGAAAAGTTACGTTAAGGGGTGAGGGATGATGGTAGTAATATGTAGTGGTTGTGATTGCGCAACAGAAATAGTTGAGTATATGTTAGATTCGGGTCCAATCTTTAAACTTAGATATTTCTGTTCGTTTGAATGTTTGTATAAATGGGTTAATCAATAACGCTGACACAAAAAAGACCCTATATCGATACCTCCATTTCGTGAAAAATATGGTCTTATGTCAGGCCAGCCCGCTCCCATCTCCCTTTCAGGTGGGCTGGCTAAAAATTATGGAGAAGAGGTAAGAAAATGAAAGTATATACATTTGAATTTAGTGGTGAAATTGAAATTGAAGCAGAAGATGAAGAAGAAGCATGGGAAAAACTTTGTGATAAAGATTTCACTGATTGTGATATTACACTTGTAGATGAAAGAGAAAAAGAATAGAAGAGAGGTTAAAATAAATGATATTTAACGTACCAGGTCACATTGAAATGATAATAGCAGGCACAAAGACACAGACAAGGCGAGTGAATCGTGGCGTATATCAAATTGGAAAAGATTATGCTATACAGCGAAAGCGAGGAGAGAAGGCGATTGAAGGGTATAGGATAAAGATGTTAGACATTTATAAAGGAACATACAAAAACGGTGACATACCTATTTCAAAAGAAGATGCAAACGCTGAAGGAGGATATACACAAGAAAGTTATGAAATAGCCTTTGGAAAAATAAATCCGAGGTGGCTATCAGTTGATGGTCGTTGGGTTTTCAAATTTAAGGTGATAGAAGAAGGAGGAATAGAGATAGAAAGCTTTATATAGAATGAGCGTATAGAATATGTAGGTGATAAAAATGATAACAGGACGAATTACACACGGAAGAGTAGAATTTGAAAATGGAATAATTCACAGTCTAATCGGTGACTGGGACGGCATCGATCTTTTTAATTTAATGGATGTGCTTGTCGCATCTAAAGAAAAATGCGAACAATATGACATAGGAAATAAAAGTGAGTGGTAAGATGGAACAGAAAACATTCGAAGAAAAAGGAAATATTGGGTATTTTAGGCCAGCAATCGGTCAAACAGTAATGGTTGAATTTTTAAGTGAAATCTATGAGATGAAATTAGGAGAAGAACTTGAAGGACTTAAAGCAACAATAGGAGGTACTTTTGCTCTTGTGAATAACGAAGTTGAGAAAAGAAAAGAATTGATGTATATCCACGCTGTCTTAGGACGAGAGATAACAAATATTGCTATGAAGAAAGGTTTTAAGTCTCTTGTTGGTCTTAGATTTCAGGCCACAAGAAAAGAGAACGTGCCGTTGAAGGGTGGACGCACTTTAGCCCAATATGAAGGTGTTGAACTTTTAGGGCAAAGCGAAAGTCTTAAGAAAGAAAAAGTAGATAAACTTGGTAGTGTCGAAGGGAGGTTGGAATCTGCTATTGAAGGCGTAATTGAAAAACACTTTAAAAATGTTACCATTCAAGATGGGCCAAAGGTTGCAGCTAAGTTACAGGAAGAGTGGAAAGACACATTTAAAAACACTGATCCTATGAATTTGACATATACGATTTTAAAAACTATAGATAAATATAATAAGGAGAAAACATGAAATACTCTGAAATATTAGAAAAAGCACATGAAATAGAAAATACTTATATAATGGTTAAAGAGCCAACTAAGACGCACTATGGATACGCAGTAAGAATGTGTAATGATCCAGAGATTGAGCTAGTAAGAATTGATAATACGGAACATACATCGGATAAAATAAAAATAGATAAAAAATATTATTGGCGTTTAACGTGTATGTTTTTTCCTATTGAGATTGTGAATAACTTAATTATAGTACTTGAAAAACTTGTAAATGCAGAAATGTAAGGAGAAATAAATATGGATTTAATAATTAAAAATTTAGATAATTATAAAGCAGTTGAAGATGCGTTAAAATTTGAACTTAGAAGATATGAAAAATTTCGAGATAAAAAGATTGATATTCGCTGGCTCGGAAGTGATGTTAGACATTTTGATAAAGAACGAAAAATAACTATAAGTGTGAAGGAGAAATAAATATGGATAGAGAACTTGGAAAAATAAAGTTAAATGAAAATATGGACATAATCGTCAGAGAAAGCGACTGGAATGATACGGTTGGAATAGACATAAGATGTTACATGACATCACAAAAGTACACGGGGCCGACTAAGAAAGGAATAAGAATACCGAAAGAAAAGATAAACGAACTAAGAGATATATTGAGTAGGGTGTAAATGCTGTATAAAGTGACGATTGGAGAAAAGATAAATCTTGGAAATTATGAGCAACTTCAAATAAAAGTTAGTGAGGAATTTGATAAAGACATAACATCAAAGGAGGTGGCAATAGACATCGTATCAGATAAAGCAGATTATTTTATCATGAAAAGATTAGGAGAAATTCAAGAAAGAAAACTAAATAAAGAAAAAATTAAAAGAGGTGAAGATGTGGTTTAAATGTAAAAAATGCGGAAAGTGGATTGAAGATAAAGATGCTTGGATTCAATTATATTATGCTCTTGCAGTTGGAACTTCAATATATGTATATTGTTGTAAAGAACATGCGGAAGGATATGAAAAAGAATGAAAATAAAACATAAAGAACAAATTGGAGATAGGTATATGGCCTTAGTGGGTGGTGATAATGGTAGTGATTACGTTGTCACCATCTGGCATGATGGTAAAAAATATTCAACTCTTTGCACGTGTCCAGATGCGATGATTAGAAAAGGAGAATGCAAACACATAAAATTTGTAATGAAACAAATTAATGATTTGAGGTAGAATGAACTTTCCGTATGGTGTTTGCGATTGTGGGTTTTGTTTTAAAGTAGAGGAGAGAAAAGATATATTAAAACCAATTAAATGTAAAAAGTGTGGAAAAGAAGTTATAAAATGTGGTATAATGATTTTAGAGGTAGAATGAATTTCATTAAAACGCACTGTCAAACGATAGACGATTTACTGCTCGGTGGTTTTCAAAAAAGTAGAATAAGCGGTATAGTTGGAGCTGAAGATGTTGGAAAGAGTCAAATTGCAGCACAAATACTTGTTTCAAATCAACCATCTATGGTTATTGAGACAGAGGGGAAAGGATATGATTTAATTTTTGATTACATGTTAAAACGATTTAATGTTAAAAATGATGTTAAACTAGAGTATGTTATAGGTTTTGATGAATTAATGAAGTTTTTTGGTTTAGATGTTAAAATAATCATAAGTGATAAAGGAAAGACAAAACCAATTATAGAATTTTTAGATTGGGAAGAAACGGAACTTAATAAAATACTTAAGAAAAGTAAATTTAATGTTGTAATATTAGATAGTTTGTCCGCTCCTATGAAACACAGATTAGACTCGAATACTGAAAATTTTTCAACGAGAGCGACAATAGAACAAGCTTTATTTGGTAGAATGTTACTTTATGCGTTTAAATATGATTTTGCTTTTATTGTAATTCATCATATTCAGGGTTTAGATGCAATGAAACCCTGGAAAGAACGAGAAGCATATGGAGGCAGTCCGATAGTTTATAATGCAAGCAATCTTCTATTTATTTATGAACCCACAAAAGAAAATATAAAAGATGTTGGAAAAGATACGATTAAGAGGGTGAAGCGAGGACGACTTATTGGAAAGCGAGAATCTGAATTAATGTTGGTTGACTTACAGGAAGATTATGGATATATAGATGTAAAACCAATAGAGACGAAAAATGGTGAATTATCTGAGGAATAATGAAATTTCAATACCACGAAGATGCATTAGATATAGTACCAGAAGATTTCAGAGATAGATTATTTTTACATAATCTAGCAGAATATGAAAATGAAATTTTTGTTGAGATTTTGCATATAGACTTACGGCTTTCAAATGATGATCGTTGGAGAATACAGCGTGAATCTTTTAGAAGAGTGGAAAAAGAATACAAAAAATCGAAAAAAGAAATAGTAGAATTAATTAAATATTTTGAAGAAAAATTAATATTTTATAAAAAATTATTAGAAAAGAGGCAAGATGAAATTATTAGTTGATGATCGAGAACCTAAAAATATTCAGGAAAAGCTTAAAGAATACTTTGAAGTGGAAGTGATACGTTTAGAGGTAGGGGATTATTTTTCATCTGGTATTTGTGTTGAGAGAAAGACATGGGAAGATTTTATAGGGAGTATAATTGATAATCGTATCTGGGATCAAGCCAAAGAAATGAAAGAATATACACATCCAATCTTACTTATAACAGGAAATCGATATAAGGCGTTATCTAAGAGAAAAATAAAATATGACTCTGGGACTTTTCTGTGGAGAGCTGTTGGAACGTTAGCTATAAAATACGGTATCAGAGTTATCACTTGTGAGGACGAAGATGATTTTATAAAAGCGGTGGAAGGTCTTTATGCACAGATCGATAAGCCAACATCAGAGAGACCAACAAAGCACCATAAGAAAAATAGAACGAAGAGAGAGGTTGAAGTTGATATATTATGTTGTATTAAGAAGATTGGGAATAAAAAAGCATCATTAATCTTAGATAAATTCGGATGTGTACGCAATCTATATATAGAAGAACCGCATATTATTAAGAAGAAGCTTTTAGAGATTGATGGTATCGGAAATAAGTTGGTAGAAAATATAATGGAAGTGATAAAATGATATTAGATGAAGATGAATATATAATTTATAGAATCGAAATAGATGATATGAAATATTTATGTGGTGAAGATAATGAAGTATCTTTATTAAAAATATTTTATGGGGAAAAATCTTATATTTTAGATTATGAAAAAGGTAAAAATCTAAAGGTTGGGGATAAAATTAAAGTAACAATAGAGTTGATAGAATGATTAATGAAGATGAATTTAAAGAATTTATTATAAATATGTGTAGTATTATGTTTAGAGATTTTGATTGGTTTGCTCATTCGTATAAAGAAAAAGATGTTATGGTTATCACTGTGTTTAATAAATAATCTTTGAATTAATGTGTATGGAAGTGATAGAATGATGTTTAAACGAGAAAATATTTCTAAAATAGAAAAAATCGAAGTAGATGAATATGTACCTTTATCTTGGTTTAAAAGTGAAATATTTACTTTGAAGGTTACTTTTGATGACGGAGAATCACTTATTGTTGGAGTAGACGAAGGGAAGAGTCTACGTGTTGGTGATAAAATAAAGGTAACGAGAGAGTTGATAATATGAAGAAAATCTTAATAATATTAGGCATCATAATTTTTATATTGATTATGCTACCTCTAACCGTTGGAGCGGTGACTTCAAGTGATGCGTTAACGGGTCTATCTACAACGATAACAGGCATTCTTAATGCTCAAACACAAACAGGAAAAGATTTATTGAGTGCTTATGAACTATATTTAGATGCATTAACACCATAGGAGAATAAAAATGATAATGACAGAAGTCTTGCAAGTTCCTCAGGGAATGTATAGGCAATGTGGTGATCCGAGACAGCTAAAGGAATATAGATGTTTTAGTGAAACGGACATCTTAAAATTCATAGAGCAGAATAATAAGGATAGACCCTGCTTTATTTCAGTTTGTGCTTATGTTAATCAAAAGAGTAAAGTTCTATTATACGTTCCTTTCGACTTTGATTCAAAAGATAGGAAAGATGCGTTTAGAGATGCTCTCACACTTTCAGACTTCTGTAAAAACATGGGATGGCGTGTAATTCTAACAGATACGACAAATAAGGGTTACCATGTTTGGATTCCATGCCAACCAAAATCGTATTCTAACGAGACGCTTAGAAAGTTTCAGCAACATCTTATAGACAGATTAGAACTTAAGACGGCGGATATTCAAGTACTGGGTCAATCTAATAGACTTATGAGGATTCCTATGACATTTCATGAAAAGACTAAGAAGCTTTGCGGGTGTCTTGTTTATAAAATTGATGGATATTTAGTTGATTTGGACGATTGGTTTCCAACACAAGAAGACAATAAAAACAGGGAATGTGTCCCTAAAAATGGGG